CCAAAAGGTTTTCATTTAATCTATAGCTCTTAAGATCTTCATTAAACCAAACGTTACTTATACCACCGTTATTGCTTTCAACTCTAGTGCCCCAATAAAAAGAACCATCATTACCTATGTTAGGTACCTTAAATGTAAATGGATCGGTAACATCAATGTATTTAGATGCTTGTTGTCCATCTTCTACTTGAACTCCGTCTACATAAAAGGTAGATGCGGTAGAAGATATGGTTAAAGTAAATGAGGTTTCACCTTCAACAGGAATTCTACTTACAGTTACTCTTAACCAGTCTTTATTAGCAGCATTAGAATCTATTATTAAAGTATTAGAAACAGAAACGCTTCCAGCTGTGGCAGTTATTGTGTATGTTCCTGCAGGCCCATAAATATAGGCTGAGCAAGTGTAGTCTTCAGAATAAGACCCCTCTGTAATCAAAGCATATGGGGGGTAAACCGTGGTGGATACAGAGGCAGTAGATCCAGACTTAACTACCTTCATGGACTTATTTCCAAACTTATACCGGGTTGCACTAGAGGAAATTGTTGCTCCTGTTGCAGTCCATCCAGTTGTATTTGTATCAAATCCGGGATTATTCAAATAGTTATAACGTGTTCTAACTTCCCAATAACAGTCAGCATCACTAAAATAAAGATTCATTGTTGGATCCATAGGCATTGGCGCACCATCCCCATGGAAGAACTGCATGTTAGTCATTGTCATCATGTCCGTGCCTGGAAGCATGGTGTGGCTTAAAGATGCATTTGTTATGTAGAAAACATCTCCAGCCATTGCATTGTTTACATATACAGATAGTTTAGCTAGTGGTTGTGGAGAATCTTGAGTGGCGTCAGGAGAAAGAACTTGAACCCCAAGGGTGCTATACATTGGAGTAAGTGGTTTCATCTCCATAGTCATCATATCCATTGTTGTAGCTTCAACTAATTGATTAGCATTTGAATAGTATGAAACTCCATTGTCATCTACTAAGGCTAATGTTTGATCTGAATCTTTCTGTGGAGATGAAAACTCAACACGAATAGTTGCTGGATTCATAGTCACTGTATTAGATGAGACATCAACCTGTCCAAAATACTCTTTAGAAGCTGAAGCTGTAAGCCAGTTACTTACAATTCCAAATGAACCATCCGTTAAAGCTGTAACCTTAGCTACTGCTGTATCAAAAATATTATAAAAAGTTATTGTTCCAGAGAGATTCGCAGTAATGTTTTCTGATAAAACAACAGTTGCATGGTCATTATCTATAATAGTTACATTAGTAATAGTTGCCCATTTAGTGGTTAAATCAGACATAACATACATGCCTTGCATTAGATCTCTAAAGTTAACAGGTGGAACACCACTAATAGTGTTATCTAATTCAATGGTGTTAGTTCCAGATGTTCCAGTTCCAAAAGTAGAGATCATCATATTTGGTCTTAAAAGATCCGATGGAGCATATGTAGCTGATCCGGCAAAGATATCAAGCAGATGATTCTCTTGAGAGATGGCTGCGTTATATCCCATCCATCCGGTTACACCCTCTTCAAAAGTAGGGTTAGTAACAATGTTGGAATATTCTCCATCGATAACAAATGTGGTTCTTCTAGGGTCTTGGTACTCAAGTGAGGTGACACCGCCCTCTGTTACTTGAAGCATATCAATGACGGCTTTATCAAACTGTGATCCGGAGAAAGTTACTGTAAGGGTTAAGGTTGCATAAACCGCACCAAGCGGAACAGCCAAACCTTTTCTATTAAGAGTTCCAGAGCTAAACTCAATCCACCCAGAACTTGTAGTTGTTGATGGGCCCGTGTAAGTTGTTCCTAAGTGAGCACCGGACTCATCCCAAAAATCAATGCCCACTGTAATAGACACAGGATTATCAATATGTTTTATCCACCCAGTAACAAGTATTGCTTTCATATTAAGTACAGGTACACCATACAAAACAGCGTTTAATGCCTCATCTGGATTATCTGGATTTGGTGGGGTAGGAAGAGTTAAGACTACAGTCTTTCCTGAGAAAGAGTTAAGGGTGAGCAATCCGTACCCAAGCTGACGCATAGGGTAGTCATAGTTATAAAGGTTAGGAACAGGAGGAGTAAGAGTTAATCCTAGATCTGTAGAGCTTGTACTGTAGAGCTTGCTATCTAATGTTCCACCTAAAAGAGTCCATCGTCCAACACTTTCTTCAAATGAAGAATCATTATAATCAAGCATTTCATTTGTGCCTTTGGTTATTGTAGACGACCAATGGACAAGAGAATTAATAAATGTCTGAATTGATTCAGCTGTACCCTTCTCAGAAAGTATGTGGAACCCAGCTTTATAAAGAGATCTATGGTAAATATCTCCTAAAGAAGGCTCGTAAGTAAACCCGTAATCTTGAATCTTTTGTCCTAGAAGATAACTAGGTACTAGGTTTCCATCAGAAAGTTTTGATGTTATGTCAACTTGTTTTCTTCCAATGTCATAGCTAAATGCTAGAGCTCCCAAGAAAGAGTTAAAGTAATTATCTTCAGGCTCTCCTGTTGCATCCCCAAATCCGTAGTAGGAATTTAACCAGGCGGCTGGGAACCACTTCTCCATTTTAGAAAGTGTTCCATCGTCTGTAGCTGCAATTACATAGTCTGAACCACAGTTAATCCATTTAGACCCATCAAATACCCAGATAGAATAATAAATTACTCCATCATTAGTGTCTTCGTCATAAAAGATAGTATTAAAGTTATTAAAGGTTCCACCAGCTAACATGGTTCCTAGATAAGGAGTATCTGGAACTCCACCATAAGATTTAATTAACTTCCAATGAGTAATTGATCTCTGCAATGGATCTCCAGCAACAGAGTTCCAAGTAATAACAGTTTTATTATAGTCATAGGCAGCGGCTACCAGCTCAGCATTATAGAAGGCTCCTACATTTATTATAGAGCCATACGTTTTAGTACCGTATAAAAAGAGACCGTATTTTGACACAGTAGATTACATCCCGGCTAGTAGGAATGGATTAAATGGATTTGATGAAGCTGCGTTTGCTGCATTTACTATTGAAGTTTGAATATTATTATAGGCTGAGCTATTTACATAAACTACAGCATTGTTTCCTACCTGAGGAAGGCCATTACCGTCTAGATTAAACCCAAGGTTATTGCTATTGTCATAGGCCTCTACAAGGTTTGTACCATTAGATGCAGTTACATTCTTAACAGTAATTGCTACCGCATTAGATACGGCTATAGCATCTCCGGCTTTTTTGAAGTAAGGAGATACACCAGCTCCATTAACAAGTCCAGCTTCAATATTTGAAATACGATCGTCTAGTGAGTTCCAAGGAGCTACTTGCTGTATGAAAGAACCAGACCAGTTTGAGGTAAGCATACCGTCTTGAGCGTTAGTAGTTCCATTTAGATAGTATTCAATGTTATAGACTTCAGTTTGAAGTGCATTGATATCATCAGCATTAACTGTATCCTGCAGATTTACCTTAGGTGTAAAGTTACGGACGTTAATCGGAAAGTATTGATTTGGCATTTATATCTCCTTTAAGCGTGCCCACCGGTAGGGTTTATAATTAAATTACTTGCAATCATATATGGAATTTGATTAGCATTCAGGGTTACTGTATTATTAGTGCCACCATTATCTGTATTCAAAGCAGTAACGACAGCTGATAACACTCCGGGCACTGCATACATTGCAGAAATAATAGAAGCAGCAGAAATTACTTTGCCGAATGTATTATTTGCATAAGAGAAGAACCCACCAGCAGATAGCATTGCTTTTCTAATATTAATAACAATATCTGATTGCTTATATGCGTTATCAATAATTACAGAGGCGGTTACATAGATTGGCACATATGCTGGAGGAAGAACAGTTACTGTTGTTCCTAGAAGAGTGGGGCCCTCTAAAGCTGATGTTACTTGAATAGATAGATCGTTCCAAGATCCTGTTGGGTTTCCATTTACAATTCCAGGAGTGTATGTTCCATCATCTTTAGGTTGTACATAAAGACTTACTGAACTCCAAACACCAGCAACAGCATTTGCTTTTCCTACAAGTGGAACCTGTAATGCTAGATTAATATAGTCATCGAGAGTAACTGCTCGTCTTTGTGTATTAACTGCAGCAATAACTTTTGTTCTAAGCATTTCTAGATTATCAGCGTCTGCTCCGCCCAAAGCTGCATAAGTATTAGTAACAGAAACTGTATTAATTAAAGTTAAATCAGGATTGCCGGGTATGAAGGTTATTTCACTTACTGCTCCAGAGGCAATATTTCCTGAAATACCGAAACTTGTTTTGTAGACAGCGCCCACCAACTGTTGAGAAGAAGGAATCATTCCATTGCTTCCATCTCCAAAGATAATCTTCAATGTCCCATCTTCTTGGAACTCAGTAGTAAATACGTGGTCTTGAGGACCCGCATCAATTAAACTTGAAATGTATGACCATGGTGAGAATGCAACACCCTGGCCTACATAAATCCTTATAGAAGAGTTAACTATATTTGTATCATAAATATATAAAGTTTGATTTGCTGTTCCATCTGTTGTACCAATAGTCATTGGAATTGGTAAATGATATGTAGGATCAATTAAATCTGGCTTATCAGTATTAACTGTTTTTCCTTCAGCAGCAGCAACTGTAATAGAATTTCCAGGAGCTAATTGAGACACAAGCTCAGTTGTTTCAAAATAAACTTCTTGATATGGACCGTATACCAATGGGGCCATAACCTGTGTTCCGATTGGCAAGTCCACATTAGAATCACCATTGTTTGTAAAAGTTAATTCCACCTGAGCAGGGTTAGGACCGGAAACAATATACCCGTAAAGTCTTGCCATATCTAATAGGGTACTTGTTTTTACGGCTGTACTTACAGAGGTTTCTTGAGATGCCCTATCAATGTAGTAGGACATCATGTCACCCAAATAGGCAATGGCTTCTACAATAACGTTACCAAGATCGTTATAGTCTGTAGGCTGCCAGTTTAATCCTGTCTTGGCATTAATAAGGGCAATGATCTCTTGTCTAATAGACTCAAAATCTCTAGATGAATAGTTCATTATTGTCCTGCCTGTACTGTTCCGTTGATATTAAAAATACTTGATTTAATAGTTCCATCCACTAGCTCACCATCCGGAAGCTGAATCGTTATATGAAGTTCAGCTACTCCGTCATCGCCTATGGCACCCACTTCGATAGAGACTAAGTTTACATCCGTCATCCAGGTTTTAATGGCTGTAGTTACAGCTGCTTTAACTGCTGGACCAAACTGGTTTTCATTTTCAAATAAAGCCTTACTAAAGTCCGTACCGTATGTTACCGCCATCGGTCTCTGACCAATATGAGTAGATAGCAAAGTAACTAAACGATCTAGGTAGATCTCTCCAAGATTTGTTGTGGAGTTTACAACCCCAAACTTATCTAAAGTAAATGGATATCTAATGCCTTTCATGACTGTACTCCTATCCATACAGGGTATTCAGGATCTCCTGCTATAAACATTACCCATACCTTTTGTCCCACAACAGGCACCGTTCTATGGAAGGTGTGCTCTGGAACCGATGTTCCATCCGGTGCTTTCTGAGATCCTTTATATGTACTTGCTTCTTTTGAATCTGTAGTTGTTGACGGTGAACTTGCTACAGTATATGTAGTTCCTGTCTTTGTAGTCTTTGTAAATACATTACTAACATGAGTGTGGCTAAGTGTCCCCGCACCAGACTTGGCAACAACGGTTAGAGCGGGAATAGAAACAGTTCCGCCTTGTGGATCAGATGCTGTAGTAGCTGTTGTAGTTAATAGTGCAGCAATTTGAGCAGCAGTATGTGCCTTGTGATCTGGATGATATGAGGAGTCTGTAATAGGCAATACCGCTTTAGCCCACCCTGTAGTCTCTGATCCGGTTGGTCCCTCTACAGTTACCTGTATACGGTTTCTTTTTAATGGGTCAGTAACATTAGTTACTGTGGCCTCATATATTCCATAGAACCTGGTACGCCCTATTGGGTCTAATGAATAATCGTGTTCATTCATACTGTCTTGTTCGCCTTCTTAGCTACCCATGTAGATGTTCGTGGAGATATCCCATAGTCCGGTGTTGTAGTTGTGTGGTGATAAGGATTAACATTTGGATTAATATATTGAGATGCCGGCCTAGAAACCTTTGGAGATACCACAGGTTTTTTAACTTCAAACGAATGAGCATTGATCTTTAATGCATGAGAAGCTAAAACTGACTCTGAGGAAGCTAGGTCTTTACCAGCTAATTCATTGTTGATATTTCTTTCTTCTGACGTGTACTTAGCATTTGGATTAACATCTCCAATTGTATCCGTACCCAGCTCTAGCTCTAACATGTATGGGGCAATGTTCCCACCGAATACGTGTTTAACCTCTAGTACAGTCCAGTACCCAGAAAGACCATTAGGTACGCCATCAATGTAAACGGGATCAAAAGGACGAATAGTAGAAGTGCCAACAACAAGCGCTGTAGCCCTATGGGCGTAGCGATGGTTCTCGGCATAGTCATTTGCTATCTGCTTAGACTCAGCTAACGAAGTGCTTACTTCATGTACATGGTGTTTCTTAAACTTAGACTTAGAAGTAGGATCAGAGAATCTAGATGTTGCCAAGGAAGTAATCCTTACTAGGCTTAATAGATCCAAGCGATGGCTTGCTTCTATCTTTAGGGGCATGTTTTGTATTAAGAGCAGATCCAGTAACTGAATTTGTTCCAGTTATAACACGGTCAACATTCGATCCTATATCTGGATTCTCATCAGAGATCTTAGGTTCAAATTGAAAACAGGTGCCATACATTCTTTGAACTTTACTTAGTCCATCTTCATATTTAAAATATGGGGCCGTAGCTTTCTTAGAGGTATAGTTCTTATCCTTAGAAAGGAAGTAAATCGTATTGTTCTCAGCCCTTAAGAAGTGTCCAGTTTGTTTAGCTAAACGAGAGAATAGCTGCCAATAACTTTGACCGGCCATAACTATAGTTTCTCTTATTCTAGGGTGGCGCTCTGTTACTGCCTGGAATCCTAGGGCTTTAGCCGCTTTAGAGATACAAGCGTCTGCTGTCATTCCCTTATAGATCTTTTGATCTGTTTGTTTTAGTAAATAAGATGATGCCATACAAACTACTGTGGTTTCATGAACTCTTGTTCCAGAAGATGGATCTACGCTATACACATATCCATTGAAAGTAGAAACATTTGGACCGCTATTCCAAGTAAACTTTATAGGATCTCCAGCCACAATAACTGTATCATCCTGAAACGGTTTACCCTTAAAGTATAGGGTTAGTACATCGTGATGGTTGGGTTTTTGAATCAACTCAGCACCAATTGGAATTAACTCTAAGTTAGGTGTATGAGGAAAGGACGCAGACCACTTAGCATGGCGAGCAGTGCTTTCCCATAAAAAATCATGATCAAGGTTAGTTGCCATATGGAATCCTTATAGGCGTGCCTGGTTCAATCGACCAAGGATCTGATATCTCTGGATTAAGATCTAAGATCTGCCACCAGTATTTTGGATTAGCTAAGTATGGATTAGCCGCAGCAATGCTAGATAGGTTATCTCCATCCTTAAAGATATACCACTTCCACTTTACAATTACTGACGTAGGCCAATTTCTATATACAGAGATGTCATATGTTGTGGGGTCGATAACGTTTGGAAGCTGGGCTATTGGACCATCATAATATCTAGATACTCTACTAATTCCCATTGTTAGCTCTTTCCTGTGACTGTTGCTATTGCTTGAGCAATAGTGATAGCAAATTGAGTTTCCTGTTTAGGATCAATTCCACCTTGACCAAGAGCAGGAATACGAGCAAGTTGTAAGTCTACGGTTGTAAGCGTTGGCACCATATCAGGAGTAAATAAAACGTGATTTACATTCATGCTTTGAACAGAAACCTTATAGTGCATATTGTCATGAATTCGTATCCAGCAAGGAATACCAGTAATGTATCCAAGGTCAGAAGTTAAAGAAGTATTACCAGACATTCCCTGTAGCAGAGCATTATGGGCATCTTGAGGTTCACCAACTATAATTCTGTATAGATATTCTAAATCAAATTCAGTTCCACGTTTTCTTAGGCTCTCTGCTTGATCAGCTGAGATTTGACTCTCCCAATCCTTATAAATTGTTGGGTCATCAGGGCTTTGATTTAAAACAGCAAGGTCCAATACTCTATTTAAATAGATAGTAAATCCAATAGTAGTGTTACCACCAAGTACGTTGGCGGGATCGGCACTTCCTCTAGTCCAATCTATATTGGCACCTGACTGTGTTCCATATTGAATAGAGGTTGGATTGTAATGAAAGTGAAACGCATAGCCCTTATTAGATTTTAATGTAGCAGCAGATTGAAAATCTGAATAGAAATAAGCCCGCTTAGGAAGAGTAAAGAGATCACTCCCAGGTCTAGTTAGCTTATGTAATGGGGGGTTAGTAAGAACGGATGCTTGATCTTGGCCTGTATCCTTGCTTGAATTATTTGATCCGCCAGGACCAGTGGGACCACTAGGTCCTTTTTGTTTAGCAGGAATACAGTTAATTAAATTGTTTAATTGAGTTACAGCATCTTTCCAAAGCTGAGTAGAGGTATCTGGCATGTACTGTACATTTCCATTTCCATCTAATCCATTCTTCTTGCCTTTTAAGATGTTGTCTTTAGACTTCTTATCTATAACTGCAACTTTAGATTTTAATTGCCACTGATCATATGTTGCAATATAAATAGCAAACCCACTATTTATAGGAAGAACATTTGCATGTTCAAGTCGTATGACTGACCATAAACCTGTACAGGCAGACCAACCACCAACACCAGACTTAGTACGGTCTGCTGTGTACTCAGGTGGGGGTGTTCCCACTGCACTCTTAGCTGCCGTATATGTAACTGCAGGTATGCTATTTCCAGAAAGCATAGTTGTTAGTGGATAATCTGTACTTGAAGTATTTAATGTTGAGTTAGGTTTTAAGTATGGACGGATTGCAGGCTTATTAATAAAGCCAGATGCTCCAGATTTAGGAGTTACTACGATGTAAAAAGAATCACCATTAACATAGTTATATCTAGGGTGGTGATCACCATCTAGTGGTTGTATTCCAAACCCGCTTGCTCCACCATGTACGGTTTGTGGATCAGACACAGTAGCAATCTTTTTAATGCTGTCTACCCAGTTCTTAAAATCTCCACCATGACTGTAACTATATACGCCGGCACCATCTGAATTAACTTCAGAATGTGGCGTAGTAGACGCTCCAGGAGAGGTTGGATTTACTGCGGTAGCTGTCTTCCAAATTCTAACTACATAAACGATTGAGTAAACGTCTGCCAAAGATACGGTAGAACCAGTAATAGGCTTAAGCTGTATAGCATCTGCTTGACCACCAAAGTAATTATACGGAGCACCAGAAGTTGTTGTCGGTGCTGAGCTCTGTAAGGCGGTGCTAGCAAATGCCTCAATAGTATATACGCAAGGAGTAATAGCCATTAGTATGCACTTATCCCTTGAGCTTTAAGCTTCTTATTAAGAATAGTCTGGAAATCATGAACCATCTTTTCTACTTCTCTGTAATTAGCTGACTGGATATTGACTGTCATAGCAACTTTAATGTCTATCTTTTGATTGGCATGTAGGGTTGCAGAAGAGTTATGCTTAACAATTGTATCTGAATGAGACATAGAGTCTGGCATAGAGATGCTAGGGGCAGCATTTCCACCCATTCCATATCCAAGATTCTTAGATGTAACAGATGCATCTCTTAGATATTTAGCAAACTCTCCACCTGTGTAGGTAGACCAGGCTTTCCAATCCTTACCGTGGTTGCTCTTCTCCCAAGCTGCTTTAATATTAAATCTATAGTCACTAAGCATTGAGCCATTACGCCACTTATCGCTTGATCCTTTACCATCAAAGTTTGACCAATGCTTTAAAGAACGAATTTGGAATAATCCAATGCTTGGACCCCATTTAGCATCCTGAAGATTTACATCTCCAATAGCGTGTGGATCCAGCTTAGACTCCGCCATAGAAACAGCAAAGGCTGTCTGTAAACCCTTACCACGGAAGCCAGCTTCATAAAGCATTCTCATGTATGCTTCACGACTTCCACCAGGAATCTTATGTCCCTTATCTCCAGCAACTATGTGCATAGATTGATTGTCAAAGAGAGCAGTTCCATCCGAAGCTTTGATATTAGATTTGTTTCCTATGTTCTTAATCCAATCGGTTAAGTTCATAGGTTGTCCTATGGTTAATCCACCAACTAGATGAGAAGACAAACCCTCAGACTGAAGAGATTCAATATCCTGTGCTACGTTTGCACTATAGTTTCTACGCAACTTTGAGAACACACCTGCGGCAGGGCCAGCAGGAAGCTTAGGTGAGAACTGACTATTCTTATCAATATACTTTCGTGGATCTACACGGCCTTGTGCACCAGGACCACCATTATCTCTGATTTCAAAGTGAAGGTGCGGACCGGTAGAGTTACCAGAACCAGAAGCTCCAGCCTTACCACCAGACTTACCGATAAGATCTCCTTGAGAAACCTTCTGACCAGTTCTAACACTAACTGAACTTAAGTGAGCATAGAGTGTTGACTTCTTACCGTGAGTAATAATTACATAACGGCCGTAATCTTTATCAATACCTGTGTGCGAAACAACACCGTCAGCCGCAGCTTTGACTGGAGTACCTACTGGGGTTCCAAAGTCAAGACCGCTGTGCATAGTTGTCTTGCTTGGATTATGTGGGTCTTGTCTATAGCCGTAACCGGAAGTAACCCTATGTACAGGGGATGGATAGGCTACAGGATGCTTGTGATGTGATCCATGGTCTGGAGATCCCATCGACGGTGCAGTGTTACCGCCACCGCCACCGAATAAGCTTGTTAATAATCCAAACCCAGTTCCAATTGCCGCTCCGATACCTGTACCTAATCCAGGAATAATAGAACCTATAGATGCTCCAAATGCAGCATCCTTGCCCATAGTAAGGGCAATGTCTCCAAACTTTTTAAGTCCAGGATGTCCTTTAGCAAGAGAACTTTTATCAAGAGGATTCTTTGCTAAGTTTAATAGCTCACCAAGAATTGCAAGAGAACCTCCCTTAAGAAGTCTTCCCTTCATTCCTCCTCCAAGGCCACCCCCACGTCTTGCAGTTGCTGCTTCAAATGCAGCAATCTCTTCTGCTGTGCCTGCGTTAATACC